TGTTTCAACTGAAAAGGTGAATGATATTGCACCATTGAATCAGATTAAAGTCATTTCCTATAAAGAAAAAAATGACTGGAATTTAGAGACCAAATACAACATTGGTAAAAGAAAAAAACCAGAGGAGGAATAATGTCAAATTTAAGAAATTTAAAAGATGATGTTGACAATCTACTTAGAGAAGTAGTTGGTGACTATAAGAATGATAAAAAAACAAAGAAAAACTTAAATGAAGAAGACCAAAACGGTGAAGAAGTGTTACTATCATAAAAATTGATATAGATAGTTATGTGTTTAATTCAAAACAATCTATGCACAATCTTATATCGTTCAATAGTTTAAGACCTTGGATGAATGTCGAAAGAGAGACATCTCCAAATGATTCAGTTGATGATTACTTTGTATGTATTTCAGAATGTGATGTAAGAGATAAATCTTGCGTCAGTAATTGTAGAGTACTGCTAGACTAGGGAGGAAACCTAAGTGTTTTTTAGGGGTTCACCACCCCTTCTTTTTTTGTCTGCTGTTATAATTAGTAGTGTACGCCGAAAGGGTACACAATTTACACTCGCTTACTTAAGGAGAACTATGAACTTACAAAGGTATCACTCTGCAAACTTACCAGAGTTGATGAAAATAATTTCTAAAAACGGCATAGGTATGGATGATTACCTTGACCGATTTTTTAATTCTTACGAAAACGTAACAAACTACCCACCCTACAATCTTATTCATGTAAATAATGTTGAGTCAGTGCTTGAGATTGCTCTAGCTGGATTCAGTAAAAAAGAACTAAAGGTTTACACTGAATATGGAAAACTTATCATCGAAGGACAGAAAGAAACAAAGGAGACAGGATCCGAGTATGTCCATCAGGGATTGGCTCAAAGATCTTTCTCAAGAGCCTGGGCACTCGCAGATGATGTTAAAGTCGGAGATGTCTCGTTTAAAGATGGACTTCTTACCGTTAAGTTGGGTAAAGTAGTACCAGAACATCATACACGTAAAGATTATCTTTAACAAAAATACAGGGAGCTTGACGAAATTCAAGTTCCCTTTTATAATGTAAATAGTATTTTAATTAGAATGACAGTTAAACTTCTCACCCTAAAACCAAGACAGGATGTTATCGCTGATATCGAAGAGATTAGAACCACAGAAGAGACACCAAAAATAGTTGGTTATCAATTAACACATCCATACGCAATTACACTTTCTAGAATTGAAGATGACGAAACTAAACTAAGTGTAAATATAAGTCGATGGAATCCTTACTCAGGTGATTCAGTATATCAAATTCCTGCTGATATTGTAAATGTAATTTGTGAGCCACTTCCTAAGTTAAAAGAATCATGGGAAGAAAAGGTAAAGACCGAAGAGGAAGCTATTGCTGCAGTAACTAATGAAGTTAAACCAACAAACACCGTAATCGAACAGGAATTATTAAATGAAGAACGTCAAGATTCTGATACTGAAGAATGAAAAACTGATTATCTCTGAAGTTGTTTCGGTAATGCAAGAGATAGGAGAACCTGATTGTAAACTCATAAAACCAAAGTTAGTTGTCCCTAATGGAGACAAAATAAAAGATAGAATAACTGAGTGGTTGAATTTTACAGAACAGGATGTTATAATGATCAGGTCGGATGATGTTCTTACATTTGTCGAGCCGACCAAAGATTTACTTGATTACTATTTGTCAATTACCTAATGAGATTTTACACTAACGTTCAAATGGTCGGGGATCAGATCTTGATTCGTGGCTATGAGGATGGTAAAAGGTTCTCAAACAGGGATGTATATAAACCAACGATGTTTGTTTCATCTAAACGTGAAACAAAATATAAAACATTGACTGGCGATTATGTTGAACCAGTCAAACCTGGCACTATAAAAGAAACTAGAGAGTTCATATCAAAATATGATGGTGTAGACGGATTCAAACTATATGGGTTTGAGAGATTCATCTACCAATTTATTTCTGACAACTACCCAGAAGATCAGATTGAATTTGACATCAGTAAAATTAAATTAGTTACGATTGATATTGAAACCAAATCTGAGAATGGATTTCCTGATGTTGAGTCTGCCTCAGAAGAGATACTACTTGTAACTATACAGGATTATACAACTAAAGAAATAATTACATGGGGAACAAAGTCATTTAATAATACACATGACAATGTAGATTATCGTCTATGTAATGATGAACACCATCTTCTAAATTCATTCATACAATGGTGGATTGAAAACACTCCAGATGTTGTAACTGGTTGGAACTGTGAGTTCTTTGACATACCTTATATTACTGGCCGTCTCAATCGAGTGTTGGGATCTAAACTTATGAAAAGATTATCACCTTGGGGACTTGTAACTCAAAGTGATATTGTTGTAAGAGGTCGTAAAAACTTTATAGTTGATATTGGTGGTGTATCTGTTCTAGATTACATGCGTCTTTACAAGTGGTCGCCTGGTACACCTAATCAAGAAAGTTTCCGTTTGGATTATATTGCACAACAAGAATTAGGACAACAGAAATTAGATCACTCAGAGTTTGATACATTCAAAGACTTTTATACAAAAGGATGGCAGAAGTTTGTAGAATACAACATCATTGACGTGGAACTTGTTGACCGTTTGGAAGATAAGATGAAACTAATTGAACTTGCTGTTACGATGGCATATGATGCAAAGGTAAACTATGAAGATGTGTTCTATCAAGTAAGAATGTGGGACACAATAATTTACAACTACCTCAAGAGAAGAAACATTGTCATTCCTCCAAAAAATCGTTCAGATAAATCAGACAAATATGCAGGTGCATATGTTAAAGAACCGATACCTGGAAAATATGATTGGGTGGTGTCTTTTGACCTTAATAGTCTGTACCCTCATCTTATTATGCAATATAACATTTCCCCCGAAACATTACTCGACAACAGGCACCCCTCAGTTACAGTTGATAAAATACTTTCTGAAGAATTAACTTTTGAGATGTATCAAGATAATGCTGTGTGTGCAAATGGAGCAATGTTTCGTAAGGATGTTCGTGGTTTTTTACCAGAACTGATGGAAAAGATGTACAATGAAAGAGTCATCTTTAAGAAGAGAATGATTACTGCAAAGAAGAAGTATGAAAAAACTCCTACAAAAAACCTTGAAAAAGAAATTGCCAGATGTAATAATATTCAAATGGCAAAAAAGATCTCTCTTAATTCTGCTTATGGTGCTATTGGTAATCAATATTTTCGCTATTACAAACTTGCCAACGCAGAAGCTATTACACTATCTGGTCAGGTTTCTATCCGTTGGATAGAAAACCGTATGAACAAGTACTTAAACAAAATTTTAAAAACGGAGAATGAAGATTATGTCATTGCTAGTGATACTGATAGTATCTACCTCAATTTGGGTCCTTTGGTTGAAACTGTATACAAAGGGAGAAAGAAGACTAATGAAAGCATTGTGTCGTTCCTTAATAAGATCTGTGAGATGGAACTTGAAAAGTATATTACGAGTTCTTATGAAACGTTGGCGAACTACGTAAATGCTTACGACCAAAAGATGTTTATGAAAAGAGAGAACATCGCAGATCGTGGTATCTGGACAGCAAAGAAAAGATATATTCTAAATGTATGGGATAGTGAGGGTGTAAGATATGATGAACCCAAACTGAAGATGATGGGTATTGAAGCAGTGAAGTCATCAACTCCTGCACCTTGTCGTACAATGATTAAGGATGGTCTTAAGATAATGATGAATGGAACAGAGGAAGAAGTGATTGATTACATTGATGATTGTCGTGCAAAGTTTAAGACACTTCCCCCAGAAGATATTGCATTCCCTCGCACTGCATCAAACGTGCAAAAGTATAAAGCATCGTCTACAATATATGCAAAGGGAACACCGATACATATTCGAGGTGCATTATTATTCAATCATTATGTAAAGCAGAAGAAGTTGGATAATAAATATTCACTTATTGGTAATGGAGAAAAGGTCAAGTTTCTCTATCTCAAAAAACCAAATGTAATACAAGAGAATGTAATTTCTTTTATTCAAGACTTTCCAACTGAAATTGGACTTGACAAGTACATAGATTATGATCTACAATTCGAGAAGAGTTTTGTTGAACCACTCAAAGCAATTCTTGATGCAATTGGTTGGAATGTCGAAAAAACTGTAAACCTAGAATTATTTTTTACCTAATGGATTTACCTATTGATTTAGATGAACTCGATGTCATCATTGAGTCTGTATCAGACGTTGACACAGAATTA